TGTTCCCGAGAACCGCCTGCACGAGACCTTCTTCAGCAACGTTTGGCTGCTGCCCAACGGCGTGATCATCAAGGCTGTGCTGCAGCCGATCAACGGCGTGACCTGGCCGTACCACCTGTACAGCTTCGACAAGGACGAGACCTCGATCTTTGCCGAGGGCATCCCGTCGATCATGCGCGACGACCAGACCATGATCAACGCGGCCACCCGCATGATGCTGGACAACGCCGGCATCACGGCAGGTCCGCAGCTCGAGGTGAACCCGGCTCTGCTGGCCAGCCTGGACAAGGTCGACGAGATCTTCCCGTGGAAGGTCTGGCTGCGCAACAACACCGCGCCCGGCACGCCTGCTGTGCGAGCCATCGAGATCCCTGGCAACCTGAGCAACCTGGGTGGCATGGCCGATCGCTTCGAGAACAACGCCGACGAGGTGACTGCGATCCCGCGCTACATGACCGGCGAGAACGTCGGCTCTGGCGCTGCAGGCACGGCCTCTGGCATGTCCATGCTGATGGGCGCTGCCAACATCGTCATCAAGGACCTGATCACGTCGTACGACGAAGGCATCACCCGCCCGTTCCTGACTGGCCTGTACCGCTGGAACATGCAGTTCCACAAGGACAGCAGCATCAAGGGCGACTTCGACGTCAAGGCACGCGGCACTGCTTCCCTGGTTGCCAAGGAAGTGCGCGCACGTCAGCTCAACGAGTTCGCTCAGCTGACCGCCAACCCGATGGATGCTCCGTACATCAAGCGCGACAGCCTGAACCGCCAGCGCGCCGAAGCCCTCGAGATGTCCGACGTCGTCAAGACGCAGGACGAGGTGATGGCCGAGCAGAACAGCCAGATGGCCCAGATGCAGCAGCAGCTGGCCATGCAGCAGCAACAGCTGGCCATGGCCGAGCTGGCCAAGAAGGTCGAGCTGCTCACTGCTCAGGCAGCCAAGGCAATGGCCGAAGTCGAGGCCATCAAGGCCAAGGCAGTCAGCACCAAGGTCGAGGCTGTGTACGCAGCCCTGCAGGCCGGCGGCACGGCAACGGCTTCTCCGTTCATCGCTCCGGCTGGTGACGAGATCCTGCGCTCGAGCGGCTGGTCCGATGCAACGCCTGATCCGACCATTGCCCAGCTCAACAGCGAGCCGGTGCAAGGCCAGCAGATGCCCCAGCAGATGGAGCCGATGGCTCCTGAGCAAGCTGTCGTCGAGGCGCCCACCGGCATGGAAGGTCGCCGAGCAGGCATCGAGACCCCTGAGATCGGCGCATGACCGACTCGCTCGCACAGGCCCGGCTGCTGGTCGACACCACGGCCGTGGCCCAGGAATACATGGGCTCCGATGCCATCCGCGCAGTGATCGGGATGCTCGAGGCCCTCGAGGAAGCATACAAAGGTGAGCTGGCAGATGTGCTGCCGGCCGACCTGGTCGCGCTGCAAAGCAAGCTCAAGCAGACCCAGGCCATTCGCAAGGCACTCTGCAAAGAGACGCCTCTGCCTCGAATCTGAATCTCAGCCCCCGGGCCGCAAGGCAAGGGACAGTATGAGCCGGGAGACCGGCTACAGGTAGCCGATCGAAAGGAAACTCATGGCAACCATCGACCAGATGAACGACGACGAAAAAGAATTCGCCGCCGCGTTCAACGAAGACCAAGCGCCCGCCGCTCAAATGTCGGAAGACGAAGAGTTTGGCACCGCTGAACCCGCAGCTGCTGAGCTGCCCGCCGAGCCCGCTGAAGGCGAGGCCATGGAAGTTGAGAGCGAAGACGCAGGCAACGCCAGCGACGGCGAAGATGCCGCTGTGGCCATCGTCGTCGACGGCGGTGAGATGGAAGAGGCTGTCCAGCAAGCAGAAGCCAAGGACAGCGCCGAAGAGGCTGCCGACCAGAGTGGCGAGAAAGTGGCCGTGGCCACTGAGGGCGCAGACGACGCCATGGACATGGCCAAAGAGATCCAGCGCCTGAAGTCCTGGGAAGGTCGCCTAAAGGCCATGGAAGCTAAGCTCAAGGCCGCCGGCGCTGACAGCGAAGAAGAGCAGACCGAAGCCGTGGCCGATGCCATCGAGAAGGCTGCCGACGCAACCGACACGCCCGCCGACGAAGAGAAGGTCGAGCAGATCGCCGAGCAAGTGGAAGAGGGCGACCTCTCCGTGCAGCAGGCCATGAAGCAGCTGGCCGAAGACTTCGGCGACGAGTTCGTCAAGATGATCGAAGCCATCGCCACCGCCAAGGCTCGCGAGGCTGGCATGCAAGCCGCCAGCGAGATCAAAGGCACCGTCGACGAGATCATCAACGACATCGTCGACACCAAGGCCAAGGCCCACTTCGAAGCCATCGCTGACCGTCACCCCGACTTCGCCGACATCGGCGACAGCGAAGAGTTCAAGACCTACATCGAGTCCATGCCCGACGACAAGAAGGGCCAAGCCCTCGAGGTCATCGCCAATGGCTCGGCCAAGCAGATCATCAAGCTGCTGGACGGCTTCAAAGCCGCCAACGCCGCCGGTGCCGAGCAGGGCATGGAGCAGCCCGCTGAGCTGACCGAAGCTGCCGAGTCCATCGTGGACGAAGCCGTCGAGGACAGCGCCATGGACGCCGCCGAGGGTGTGCGCTCCAGCGGCATGAAGCTGCCCGAGCAGCCCGCCAAGGCTGACGACTACGCCAGTGCCTGGGACGAGTTTTAACGAGTTTCCCAGCGCAGCACACCAGGCAATCAGAGCCGAAATGTTCTGCGCAAGGGCTTGGACCTGGCGACGCTGCAGCGCGCGTCAGGCAGAGATCCTGAGGGTCGCAGCGGGTGAGAGCCCCGCAAATTTTTTTAAGGCATTCGCTGATCGCGGATGGCGAATGCCTTGACCATCTGCCTGAGGGCAAATAGCTGCCTCACAGCCGGCGTAGCAGGGTGCGCCGGACACCAAACACCCAGCACTTGGAGCTCGACTCACGAGTCGCGCATGAAACGAAGAATTCGGGACACGCCTCGGCGCCCCACAGGAATTCTGCGGATCTGCACACGGCAAGGACAGTCCATATCGCTCCTCTCCGCAATGGCTGTGAATAACAGCATTTCAGTTCTGCCATTAACGAAAGGAAACTCATCATGGCAACTACCTCCTACGGCGATATTTCGCCCCGTACCGCAGCCTACGCAGAAAAAGAACTGCTGAAGCGCGGCCTCCCCTACCTGGTCCTCGAGAAGTTCGGCCAGGCCAAAGCCCTGCCGGCCAACTCCACCAAGGTGATCAAGTTCCGTCGCTACAACGCGCTGAGCAACACCCCCGTGGCTCTGACCGAAGGCGTGACCCCGACCAGCCAGCAGCTGTCCGTCACCGACGTGACCGCCACGCTGACCCAGTACGGCGGCCTGACCACAATCACCGACGTGATCCTGGACACCCACGAAGACCCGACCCTGAACGAAGCCGTCGCCCTTCTGGGTGAGCAGGCCGCTCAGATGATCGAGAAGATGCGCTTCGGCGTGCTGAAGGCTGGCACCAACGTGCTGTATGCCAACGGCTCCGCTCGCACCGACGTGAACACCGAGCTGACCCTGGCCCTGCAGCGTCGCGCCGTGCGCGCCCTGAAGCGTCAGAACGCTCGCTTCATCACCACGATCGTCCGCTCGACCCCGTCGTACGGCACCGAGAACGTGGCCCCTGGCTACGTGGCTCTGATCCACCCGGATCTGGAAGCCTCTGTGCGTTCCCTGACCGGTTTCGTGCCCGCTGAAAAGTACGGCACCATGACCCCCTGGGAAAACGAGCTGGGCAAGTGCGAAGACGTGCGCTACGTGTCGTCCACCATCTTCAGCGCATGGGCTGATGCTGGCGGCGCCAAGGGCGAGATGCTGTCCACCACGGGCACCAACGCCGACGTCTACCCGGTCCTGTACCTGGGTCGCGACGCCTACGGCATTGTGGCTCTGAAGGGCGCCTTCGCTCTGACCCCCATGGTCGTGAACCCCAAGCCCTCCGACAGCGACCCCCTGGCCCAGCGTGGTCACGTCGCCTGGAAGGCCATGCAGACCGCCACCATCCTGAACGATGCGTGGATGGTCCGCGCTGAGGTCGCTGCCAAGGCCTGATGAATAGCGGGGCAACCCGCTTTCACGACAAGCCCCTTCGGGGGCTTTTTCTTTTGGTGCGCAGCAGTTAATCGCGACCAACCCGACGCCGGGGCGGGAAATCCCCGGCAACTTTTCTTGTGAGGCAAACAAATGTCCGACTCCAAAGTCACCACCCTGGACGACGCAGCCGCTCTGGCTGACGACGCCGTCACCACCACTCGCGCTTCCGCTCCCAAAGCCGCTGCCAAAGCAGTGAAGGGCGCCAACCATGACGCCGCACTGACCGGAAAGAAGCGCGTCGTGACCATCCACCCCACCAACGACGAAGGCGGCTCTGACGCTGTGTTCCTGTCGCTGAACGGCTACGCCTACCAGATCCCCCGCGGCACGCCCGTCGAGGTGCCTGAAGAGGTCGTGCAGATCCTGAAGAACGCCAAGATGGAAATCATGTCGTTCGGCAAGGACGGCGAAGTGATCGTCCGCGAGACCCAGCGTTTCCCCTTCTCCGCCGAATAAGGCCTGAGCAATGGCAGCACCCACGAAAGTCAAAGACATCCTGTTCGCTGTGTCCACACAGCTGCAGGACGTCGACCCGCAGTTCGAGCGCTACACGCAGCGCGAACTCGTCACCTGGCTCAATGAAGGCCAGAAGGCGATCGCCAAGTACGTGCCCTCGAGCTGCTCGCGGGTGGATGCCATCAAGCTCGTGCCCGGTACCAAGCAGCAGATCA